TAAGCTCGCCTGTTGCAGCATCATAATAATCAAATATAGTTGAACCAGTTGTGTTTGTTGTTACGCCTGGGATTGTTACAGTTGTATCACAGCTATTTGCAGCTGTTTTAAAAGTCTCAATATCTAAATCAGATTCACTTAAACCTTTTCCGTAGTCAGCCATTAAGTAGTCAAGCAAACATAATGCTGGATTATTAGACCAAGATTTGATTGCTGAATTAGTTGGGTTTGTTCGTGGGTCCCAAACTTTCATACCTTTAACAGTAGCTGTTACATTTGGCTCACCTTGATATTGAATGTCAGTATCTCTATATAAAAATCTGTTCCAAGAGTAAGCTACGCCTTTTCCTCTCATTGACGATGTTATCTCTGGGTGAACTGAAACTAAGTTAGCCGGAGCTGTTTGTGTTTCTGAACCGTAATAAGATACAGACCTAAACATTGGATGTGAGCGACCTGTGAACCTTGAATTAGTATGTTCATCTCCATCAATATGAAATGTTTCAATTGAATCGATCGGTCCTTGTCCCCAAACATCAAGCCTATGTAGCCAGTCATTACCATCTCTAGTTCCACCATGTGAATTATCTTTAGAGGTTTGGTTGACTAACTTGTCATAACCAGTTGTGTTTGTTAATTTAGCGCCATTTTTTGTGACACCTTTCCATGCTTTAATTGCACCAACTCTTCTGCGGCCATAAATAATTCTTAAACCTTCTGAAGCGCTAGCTTTATTGACAAACAATCCTGATTGGGACTCGGCCATATCTTCGGCCATTTTCTTTTGGTAGTATGCAGAACCGGCTATTGAAGCTACGGCTGCGATTATCCATCCCCATATCATAAGCTACTCCTTTATTTACCCCAGCCGATATTTGCTAAATCTGTATGTGCATACTTGAAAAAGTCATCGCCTGAATATGTTTGTTGATGTGAAGAGTCATTAGTGTATCTACCAGCGTTCTGGTTATAAGATGCCCAATGGCTCGTAATTTTAAGTTCTAAATCTGAACTTGTTTTTGTTTCTTGGATTCCCCAAGTATCTAATGTTCCTTTATATAAAATTATAGGGTTACCTTGTACAACGCCATTTTCCATAAGTACTAAAGATATATTTGCGTCATGACCTCTATAAGAAGTAGACATATATCCGTTAGCAATTGCTGTAGCGACATTTGATAAAGTTAAACTATAAGAACCAACTTTCATTGAGTGGTCTTTTGAAACATTTGAGAACTTCATTAATAAACCATTACTTAAATAAGTATTTGAACCGACTGTTAAGTCAGTAGCATGATTTGTGTAATAAAGCCCGCCGGGTAAATCACATATATAAGCAAATTCAAAACTATCTCCGTTGATAGCTGTATCTGTGTCTGTATGTAATGTAATCATATTAAATCCTTTCTACGACATCTATTTCAATTCTTACTGTTCCGTCTGGACCATAAGAAACTGTTTGAATGTCATTTGTTAATGAGACACGCATGTAAACTGTAGAGGTAACGACGTTTCCTCCAGTAACTAATGTGTCTGGTATTGTGTCAACTCCATTTGAAGCGACTTGATAAAGTTTAGTGTGATTGTCGTAATTGACATATTCACCTGTTGAACCTTCTGAACCTGAGAGTGTTGGGATTCTTACATAGAAGATTCCATTTTGACCGTCTTGTTCATTTAAGAAACTAATGATTTGTCCGAACTGTTGTTTTTGCATTGGCGGATAAACTAGTTTCATTTCGAATCTTTGGCCACCTACTTTTCTAGTTAATATCTTTCCAGAAAGTGATTCAGATTTGATTGTATTTGTTTTGCTTCGTATCTCATACGAAACTGGAGCTGGAAGCTCTGGTAATAGTGGTGTTGGCATTATTGCTCCGATTTTTGTTAAATTGTGTAAAATTGAGGTCACACGGTGGCCCGTATCGCATTTTGTACATATAGCCCTGGTGTTAATACCAGCTAAATGAACTATGTGATACAGGCTGTGTGTGGATGCCGTAGGTTAAAACGGCGCGTTTTGTGCGTTTTCGTTGTACATTTGACGTATCATTGACTCGAATTCGCCTCTTTTCTCTGTTAATACCTTTCTTACGCCTTCTTCATCTCCACCATTAACATTAAAGTTAAGGGTAGGACTATTGTTGACGGTTGATTGATTATTATTAGATGCTAAGAAGTTAGATAAATCTTTATTAAGACGGTTATCAACTACTCGTTCACCTTGCTCAAGTAGGTAAGTTCCAGTATTAGGAACGTTATCGATTCCATCATGGAATTGTCCTTGAACAGATTGAATCTGCATTGCAGTTCCAGCAGCGGCTTTAACACCAGCGGCTATATTTGCAGGGAATGGTAGTTTAGCAGCTTCAGCTAATGCTTCAGCTCCGGCTATAATAATATTCTTCATTGCGAAAGCTCTCTTAATCATTAATAGTTTCTTAGAACCTTTTGAGCCCTCTTCTATTAATGCACTCCAAGAACCTGTAGCCATATCTTTAGTAGATTTATAATAGTCTTGTTGGAATTGTTTTAAGTCATCAAATTGACCTTTAATACTATCCACAACATTTTCCGGCATTTCAAAAGGATTCTTGACGTCTTCCCCTTCTTCAGCCTCAGGCTCTTCTTCAGGAACAAACGTTTGACGTCCTTCTTCAATGTCTATCATCTTTTGTTTAAGTCTAGCTAATTTATCTTCAGTAGCTTGAGTATCAATACTGAAAACGATCGGTTCTTTTTGGTCTACAAAAGGAATCTTATTATATAAGCCAATCATTAAATTAATCTTGATAGCTAAGTCATTTAAGAATACGTTGATTGCTGTTTTTAATTTTAGCAAAAGAGTTTGAAAACCAATTCGCATTTTGACAAACATTTTAGGTATTGAGACCATAAAGATGTTATGCATAAATACTTTTATACGTCCAAAGTTGTTGTATACAAGAACAGCAAATACCGCAATTGCGATACCAGCAGCTACATATGGGTTTGCAGCGGCTGCTACAGCCATGCCCCATAGAGCTTTAGTTGTTAGTGCTAATCCTAATAATACAAATGGACTAAAGAAGGCACCGATACCTACAAGAATTGAATCTAGGTTTTCGCCTAGCCATTTCATTTTAGGCTCCATACCTTTTAAGAAATCAGTAACGGATTGCGTCATGTTTCTCATAAAATTGTTTAAACCTTGGTCAGCGAAGATTAATTGAAGTTCTTCGAATTGAGATTTCATAATTAAGATATCACCGTTTAATGAATCTAACTGAACGTTTGCCATCATCTCGGCCGCTCCACGAGCGTTATCTAATTTATGTTGAAGCTCTTCAGCTCCTTCTAATCCTTCATTCATGAACTGCATCATTGCTGAACCAGCACGTCTTCCAAAGATAGCAATCATATCTTCTTCGTCGCCGCCTGCTCTTTTTAAGTCATGCAAGATGTCAACTAAGTTTCTGATGTTACCCTCAGCGTCATAAGTATGAACGCCAAGCTTCTTTAAAACGCCTTGTTGTTTTGTCATTCCACCGGTCATGCCTGCAAGTGCAGCTTCAGTAAGTTCACCCTGGTTAGCTAAGTAACCAAAAGTTGCTCTGAGTGCTGTACCAGCAACGGAGCCTTTAATACCTGCGTTTGCCATCATACCAATTAAGGCTGATGTTTCTTCAATTGACATACCCATAGCTCTAGCTGATGGAGCTGCGTAGCTCATAGCTGTTGCTAGGTCGGTTAAATTTGTGTTTGATTTTGCTGTTGTTACAGATAAGACATCTGCAGCTCTAGCTAGTTCGTCTTCAGTCATACCCATACCTTTCATAATGTTAGTCATGAAGTCAGCAGTATTCTGAACACTTGTTTTTGTAGCAGCAGCCAAGTCTAATGTTGGTCTGATTGCTTTATTGATTTCTACAATATTCAAACCAGCCTGTGCAAGGAATGTACCTGCTTCAGCTGTTTGAGTCGCTGTGAATTTAGTAACCTTAGCGGCTTGTCGCATTGATATAGACAGTTTATCTATTTCACCACGAGTTGCCCCGGTCTTTGCTCGGACGTCAGCTAGGCCTTCTTCGAAGTTACCCATTGCTACAACTGAGGCTTTACCGAAAGCCAGTGCAGCAGCACCTCCAGCAGCAGCAAACGCTATACCAGCTGCTTTAGCTCGTTTAGTCATTTGATTAAAACTTCTGTTGGAATGCTTAGTTGCTTTGTCTAAGTCTTTTCTAAATTTTGCGGAGTTAGCAATAAGGTCGACAGAAAGTCTTGCTAATGTTGCCATAGTGGGCTCCTATAATTTATTTAATTTTTCGTTTAGCTTGCCTGTGGGCAAACTTGGTTATTGATTTTTTAAGTTCTTTTCTGAACCGCATTATTGTTGCTTTTTGTTTTGGATTGGTAAAAGCTTTTCTAATGAATGGCTGAGGTGCCATGTTCTTAGTTCCATACTCTAAATGAATAGCGTGAGTAGCTGTTTTAGTTATATCTTTTGATTTCATACCAACATTGGCTGAAGCAATCATAGAAGCTTTCTTACTATACTTTTTGAGTCGACTAGGTGCATTAGTAGCTGAAAGCCTTACAGTGTCTTTAAGACGCCCTGAATCAACTGGGGTATTAGACTTAATCTCTTTCATTACCGGTTCCATAGCCTTGCGGCCTGCTTCTCTTGAAGCCTTCTTTCGTAAATCAAGGTCCAGTTTATTAAGTGCTCGATCGAGTTCCTTAAGGCCGTGGACCTTTATTTTTATCATATCTTTACTCATCTTTTTTCCCGGCTAAGCCTTTAAATATGCTCATTTGTCTGAGCTGTTCTTTCTTGCGGTCGATGAATGACATTTCTTTTTCCTGTACAAATATTGGAATGAAATCCGTAGGCTGGAGAGCTTTCTTTTTACCAGCTCCTGCACAGTTTGCTGTTGTTGCAGCTATGAGACCTGCTCTGTAATCCTCTCGTTGTGTTCCAAATGGCTCTATTGAATAATAGGCAATCCACTCTGAGAGTTCTCGGGCAGACAATCTGTTTTCTAATTCACGGACTGTCATGCCTAAGTGACCAGCTAATCTAAATTTAAATCTTCTGGTCGGGTCTCTTTTTAGTTTCCCTCAAGTTCGTTAACGTCAGCATCAGTCATACCAGACATTGCTCTAGCAACATCAAATAATTTATTAACAACTTCAGCATTCTTTTCACCTAATGCTTTTGCATCAGCGTCCTTGAATAATCTCTTGCCATCTTCATCAACTAAAGTTAATACAACAAGTCTTGCTCTTAGGTTATCTAAGTTAGCACTTGCACCTATAGATGCTTCAAAAGAATCTCTTTCTCTAGCTGTAAGACCTCTTACATTCACTGAACCATTCCATTCTTTTACTTCAACAGTTTTAACGTCTAAATCTACAACGTTTAAAATATCTTCTCTATTTAACATTTTTCTATATCCTCCAACGGATTTTTATATTAATTTACAATTGAAAGCCCACCCGAAGGTGGACTCTCGTTAAGTTCTAATTCTAATTAGCTAGTTGCTAGGTCGAAAGTTACTCCGCCATCAATTGCTAATTCAACAGTTGCAGTTACGATGTCTTCAGCTGGAGTTTCCATGCTGAAAGAAGCTACGTAGCCTGTAAATTCTGCAGTTGCATTTTCTGAACCTGAAACCCATCTCATTGCGAAAGTTTGAGCAGTTCCATTATCGTATAATGCTTTAAGGTCCGAGTGAGAAGTCTCACCTGGAACAAAGTTTAATGTTAGGCTTAAAGTGCCTGAATCTTTTTGACCAACAAGTTTTCTTTTATAGTCTGAACCATAAGAGTTAAACTCGATGATGTTAGCTGATAGTTCAAGAGTACCAACTGAAGCTACTTCTGCTATTTTAGTAGAAGCATCAACTGTTCCGCCTATAGCAGAAGTCTTGTGAAGTTCAGTCGCTAACCCGTGAAATGGTGCGCTTATATTTGACATAATTATTTTCCTTTTTTATATATATTTATTTAACGTGCACATTAATATCTATAGTTGCCCTGTAGAGTTTTAAATCCTCTTCATAGACATTCCTAATATTAGTTACGACAATCATTGATGCTTCAAGAGAAGCTAATGGGCCATGGTAACCATTAAGAATAGTTATTAATTCGTTTGTTAATGTTCTTGCACCGGAATATGAAGGTGCATAAACATCTAGTTGTATTGTTGCTTCAGAAATCTGGGCAACGCTACCCACATTCAAACTCGGATAACCGTCTATTAAGTTATAGACAATAGAGGTCTCGTTGAATTTAGTTTGTGGTAGTCTGAGTGGATAAACGTTTGAAGTTATATCCGTAATTGTTGATTGACTTAAAAGCCAAGTTCTTAAGTTAGAGTCTATCATGAGCGTTCCTCACACATTATTTGTATTTGTTTATCAAGATTTTTAATATTAGCTATTGCTAAGACTTCTAATCTTTTATTGTTGTGTGTTATGTAAGAACCTTTTGATAGGTTTTCTAATGCGGAATAGTATCTAAATCTCAAGTCGTATTTAACAATTGATATTAAGGCTTGACCGTCTGTATTCTCATCAGTAATTCTTGTAGACATAGAACAGTAATATGTTCCTATACTTGTATGAGTTAATTCGATTTCACCAAAATCATTTGTTGCTGAGTCTGGACTAAATATTTCCACTTTGTTTCTCATGTTTCCTGCTTGCATGACTACCTCACTTTATAAGGGTGAAGTAAATCTTTAGCGGCTATGATTGGTTTTAATATTGCTATCCCTTGGCCTACTACTTCATTTTCTCTGTTTTCAAACATTGAAGCTGCTATAAGTAATATTGCAGATTTGATTGATGCAGGAACTTCCGAAGGTATTAAACCCGTATTATATTGAATACGTACAACATCTGGGTCTCCATAGACGACGTCTGTTGGCCATTCTTCTTGTATAGCTGGTAGTAAGTAGCCTTTATCATTCTTGTTGATTAGGCGGTACTTAGAGGAGTCTACGGTAGTTAATACCCCATCTCCATTGTAATATTCAACAGTTGATATTGAATTACACTTTGCACCTCTTAAAACAAACGGAGCCTTAACTGTTGCTAAGTAATTTGTTTGTTGTGGGAAAGTATCAAAATATTGTTCAATGTTAGTTATTCTGAAATAACGACCTGTGTATTGTTCCGCCCAAATAGTAGCTGATTTAATAAATCTTTGACCTTCTATTATTTCGTCAGCGTCTGGAGTGAATCTTATATGTTGAAAGAATTCATCAGTTGAAACCGGGTCGTCACCAGCTGAACCTACTTCTGTTAATTTGTAAGGGTCATTTGCTAATTCGAACTCAGTCCCTGTATAAACTTTTAAAGCACTAACTGAAGTATCAAACCATAAATCACCTATTTGTGCTGAAGTTGGTTCTGTACCTTGAACTGTTGTTAAGTTCGAAGCATTTTCTAAGTCTGCTAATCTTTGTTCAATAACCGTTGGGTTATCTGAGACAAGACTAACTGAGG